GCGTACTCATCAATCTTTCCTAATACCTCTTTTGTAAAATATTTTTCAGGCTCTGTATTAATAGACTTACCAAAAACTTTTGTACCATCAGGCATTTCATATCTAGTAGATACTTTCTTAAATACACCAGCAGCTTCAGCTAGTTCTAAAAGTCCGTAATACTTGTCAAGGCCTTGTTTATAAGTTAGTCTTACATCAATTTGAGCATTTTCTTTTGTTAAACGTGATTTATAATTTTTACAATGTATAATATTACCAACTACCTCTGTACCGTCTTTTTCTTTACGCTTACTTAAATAGATGATTGATGAAGCAGCGTATTTCAAACCTGAACCGCCACCCATTTCTTTTTGTGGAAACATAGAACCAATAACATCATAGGTGTGATTGGTCATAATCATAGGTATATTTGCTTTACCTAGTTTAAGTGTTAAGACTCTGAAAGTAGATTTAACTATTTGTGATCTAGTCATATCTCTTGTTTCTTTACCAGCAGCCGTATCTTCCATTTCTTTTGTAGTAGATAACATACCTAAACTATCTAATACAAACATAATAGGTTTTCTACTTGCCTCTGGTTGTTCTAAATATTTGTCTATAATTTTTATTGCTTGTGCTCTAAATTCTTGTACTGTAGCGACTGGCACTATGACCATTCTTTTACTATCTACACCACGATTTTCAATCATATCTTTTGAGATAGCACTTTCTGATTCAAAGTAAATTACACCAGCGTCTTTATCTGTATCTAAAAAATGTTTACAAATACCTAAAGCAAAAAATGTTTTACCTGTAGCTGCCTCACCAGCGATTGCTGTAATCTTATTGCCTGGCATACCACCGTATATACTACCTGATAGTAAAGCGTTAAAAGAGTGAGAACCTGTGTCTATGAAACTTGTTACGTCTGCCGAATCAACACCCTCACTAACAAGTGTGGCGTATTCATTACCTGTTTCTTTGATTATATCTTTTAGAAAATTACTCATATCAATTCCTCCATAAATTTATTGTTATTATTATATATCATTGTTCTTATAAAGTCAAGTCCCATTACTACTTATATTAAAATTTAAGATACACCTCACATCTTTTTTAGGTTGTTCAGCCGTGTGCCAATACATACCATCAAACACTACAACTCTACCTTGTTTTGGTGTAATTCTTTTTAATTCTTTTACATCTTCAAAGAAAGGCACATCACCCTCTTTCTCTGTTTTATAATCATATATTATAGTGTCACCATCACTATCACACACATAATATAGATATACTAAATGTGGTTCAAATCTATCTAAATGAGGAGTATCAACACCTGTGCCAGCAAAATCTGTATTTAATGGTAATTGTAAGAAAGACCTAGCCTCCATTATCTTATCGCCAACTAGCTGATCAACTAATTGTATGGGTTTTCTACCTATTTTTTTACTACAATTATTGACTACTTTTTTTATACTATCGTGTAATATATCTAAATCAAATATGTGTTTAAAACCTGGTCGTCTTTGATGTTGATTATTTTTTATTGAAACATCATCTGTATATTGAAACCAAGACTCATTCATAACTTGATGTTTAATTATTTCTTGGTCAAATATATCTACAATGTCGTCAAATACTTTTATCATTCTTTTTTGCTCTTAATACTACCGGTCTACCACTTCTGGTTTTCGGAAATTCAAAATCTAATTTTGGCATATGGGCTGAACCTTCTCCCTCAAATCTTAATTTAGGGTCTTCAGGCACCCAACCTTTTCTTGGCTCTTCGTAATCTTCAGGTTTAACTCTTGTCCATAATAAGTCTTTCATTTCTTCTATACTTACCATACCAAAATCATTATATACTCTACCCTCAAATTGATCTGCCATATTCATAACCATTTCTTTGTTATAGGCAATCTTTCTTTGATAGTCCCAATATTCTTTTAAATCTTCGTACTGTTCTTTTGTAATCATCTGATAATTTGTATTTTAGCATTTGGTGACCATATTTCAAGTTCTTTTCTCAAGCGATTATCTGATTTAAGATTATTATATCTGTTGGTCGCTTTCTTTTTCCACCACTCTATAATATTATTTAGGTTAAACTTGTCGTAGTTATCATCTTTGATAACCTCTTTTGTTTTACCATTTATAATATCTATATAATTCTTAATACCATAATTACAAGTATAATATCTTTTTCTTTCTGTTAACTTTTTGGCATTGCTGATAGTTGTATTAAACATATCTAAATCATTGCCGTCTAAACTTCTTTTTACTAAACCAATAATAGCAGTTGTTAGTTTTAACTTTCTACTAGAGGCGTCATCTTTAATTAATTTGCCTACGTGTTGTTGAACAAAAGATGATAAGTCGTGGAAAGGTTTACCGTGTATCAAAGGTATAAAGTCACTATCTGTTAAGCCTTTATATCTTAAATAAGGTTTCATACCATCATATTGACTAGATGATTTACTATTACCATATAAACTTGTTGTTTCAAATAATGATAAGTTCATACCATACTTGTCATTTAATTTTTCTCTTACCCAATGACTACAACATATGGCAGCCAATAGTTTACCACCAAGATAATTATAACCAAATGGTTGTGATGGCACAATTACAAAACCCATAATAGAAGTTTTATTAAATGTTACCAACTCTGGTACATTGCCTAATAAAACATTTCTTGGTTTCATATTAATAACTGGCGAGCCACATCTAATAAAACCTACCCACTTATTAGTGTTCTTTTCTTTTACACCTATCTTTAAATTTTTACCAGGCACACTTGACATATTAGTATGTGAAGATATTAGATTTAAAAATGAATCAAATGTTGTATTATCTGGCTCTGTAATCTCAAAGTCCATATCTTGTGGACTCATATCAAAGTTATCAAATATTTCTGTTTCAGGCCCCATACCAGGTAAACTGGCAGATATTGTATCATTAAGTTGAGACATCTTTTGATCTCTCATATACTCATCTATTCTATTAAACTGGCCAAAATAATCGTTAAATATTTTAGCACAATATAGTGCCTGTTCTCTATTTAGGGTCTTCATTGTTCCACATCACCATTAATCCAACTATTAATATTATAGGTATCAAACTTAAACCTACTGCTAACGTAACCGTCATACTTCATTCCCCCATACATCCCAGCCTTGAGTTTTTTGTCTAGCAAACAATTCTATTCTAGGTAAATCACCGCATAGATTTACTATATCGTTTCTAATTCTATCTGGCTTTCTACTATGTTCTCTACGAATATCTACGACTAATTGTGCTACTGATTTACTAATTCTTTTTGGTCTGCCTTTAGTTGCTAGTAAACACATTTCAGGATTACCTCTAGTCCAATATCCTAAACCTGTAAAAAAACCAGGTGATTTTCTATTTTGTTTTGCCCACGTAAACGCTACCGTTTTGTATTCAAAGCCCCAGGCCTTTATGACTTCAAATGCTTTATGTAATAAAGGGTCAACAACCCACATAAACAATACACAATCTTTCTCAGCAATATTATTTACTGGTAGATTACAAATATCTTTTAATGACATACAACTATAATGATTTTCTGGACTTTTACCTTTACCTTTATCAGACCTTGTTGTAAATGTCCAAGGTGGGTCAGAATAAATTATACTATATTTTTTATTGGGTAACATAAGAAAATGTAAATATTTTTATAAGTAAAACTATAATTAAAAATTTTGGTAAAGACCAATCTGTTCTGGTAGCTAATATAGCTCCTGTAGCGAAGCCCCAATGAACCGAAACTAATGATAAAAGTATGGTAGTGATCATCCAAAAAATGCCTCTAAATTTGCTGTTGGTTCGTGTTTCCAACCTATTGCTTGTAATATAAATCTCATTGGATCTAAAAATGTTTTTTCAAATTGTAGTTCGTAATCAATGTATTGTTCTAATTTAAATTCTGTTGGTAATTTTGTCATATAACTTATTACATCAAACTTAAATGGATTTGCCTCTAATAATTTAAGAAACTTAATCTTATCACCATCTTGTATAAAAGGATATTTTCTACCTAGATTAAATTGTTTTAGTTGATAATTGTAAATCAAAGCACCTTTAACGTGTATTGGTGTACCTTTGATAAACACACTATTATTGTCTCTATATTTTTTAATATTATTACAACTTCTAGGAAACGATATTGCCTCAGCAGGTAGTTCTAAAAACTCCTTTTTAAAGTCAGCAATAAATTTATGTAAGTCTGATTGTTCTTTAGACATAATAATTTTAATCGCCTCTTTAATTCTACCACGACAGACCTGCGGTGTACTAGACTTGACAGCTTCTATACCCATAAGTTTTAACTTTGGATCAGAGAGTCTCACGCCTTCTTCATCTAGTACATTTAACATATACCGCTTTTTGGCCACCCAAATACCCTTGTCGGCGATAACTTCTCTTTTCATCACCATACAATTTTTAAAGGCATTTGTGTAATCAGATAATTCACCAAAACATTTTTCTAAAAATGGTTCTATTCTACTGCCAACAACCTTGTCAATAAAATTACATATTTGGTCATTAGTTTTACCCTCACAAGTTTTTTCTACTAACTTGTCAAGTGTAACATAAATTGAATCTGTATCTGAGGCCACGATATAATCTATCTTGTCGTGTGTCTGTAATATTCTGTTTAAGTATTCATTAACTTTGCTTTCTATAAATCTAATAATAAACTGACCAGCAGTTGTAATACCACTTGCCTGTCTTACATCATAATATCTAAAGTATTGATTACCAACAGCACCATAAGCTGAGTTTAAGGCAATCTTTCTTGCCCATTGTATATTATGACAACGAGATATTTCTTTTACAAGTTTAGGGTCTTTAGTTTTTTCATATTCTCGTTTTGCTTTTAACATTCTGTTCTTGTAAATAACACGCTCATTGTACATTGTTTCCATCATTTCAGGTAAGAAACCTTGACTATCGTTTTTAAACATAGCACCATTAGGTGTAATACAAGCACCCTCTGTTTTTAAATGAGCAAGTGGTGTTTGGTTTGATAACATCTTTGTTACGGAAACGCCAGATGATTTAACGCCTAATATCTTTTCTGGAGAAATATTATATTGTATGATAATATGTGGATATAGGGAGTTAATATCAAACGAAACAACCCACTTGTGCTGACCAAGTTGAGGCTCTTTTACATAAGCGCCTTCATACTTCGTCTCTTTTATATGTTCTTCTCTAGGAGGTACACATATATTTTTTTTCATTAAATGATTTGCTATCAAAGTATCCCATACTCTAACTTGTGAAAATATATCACCATAGTTTACTTTACTTTCATAGGCAACAGTTAATGATAGGTCAATTAAACCTAGTTTATCTTCTAGGCCATCAACAATTTCTACGTCTTGTATATTGTAATCAACAAATGATTGAAAGTCTTTCTCGTACCATTCTTTAAATGTAGGGTATGGCATTTCATCTTTACCACGACCAAGTTCTAGTTGACCAATAAAGTCAAGTTTATAACTCTCTTGTCTTTGTGGTATAAACCATTTATATAAGTCAAGGTAATCTAAATTAGTAATACCATATAAGTCATAAACAGTTTGAGTTCTACCTCTTACTTGTATTTCTTCTCTTTGTATTAAATTCCAAGGCGACATTCTACTAGCAACTTTATCACCAGCTATTAGTTTAATTCTATTCATTAAGTAAGGTAAATCAAAAAACTTTGTATTCCAACCTGTAATAATATCTGGATGATTTTTTAACCAGAATTTCATAAACTCAAATATAAGTTCTTTTTCATTCTTACATTTCACATAAGTTACATCTGTTCTATCGGTCTTAAAGTCGCCTACACCCCAAGTAATAATCTGTTTGTTAGTTTGATTTTTAACTGTAATACAAAGTAATTCTTCAATAGGATTTTCTACATCTGGAAAACCATTTTCACAACTAGTTTCTATATCAAGTGTAAAGATTTTTATAAACTCTTTTGACCACTCTATATTTTTAGTAAACTCTTTACCAATATATTGATAATGGTATCTTTCAAGTCCATAGATTGGAGAGTTTTGTGTTACAACTTCTCGTCTAAACTTACGAGCAGATTCTATGTTTTTAAATGTAATAGATTTTAGATATTGACCTTGTAAATTTTTATATTCAGTTTCTTGTTGTGTTAAAGCATACAAAGTAGGACCAAAGTCTATCTTTTCTTTATAGTCTTTACCGCCGTGAATACCACGAACAAGTAATTTACCTCTGTGTTCAATAACTGATTTATAAAAGTTCATAATAAATTTTGGTGGAGGATACAGGAATCGAACCTGCGACCTCCTGAATGCAAATCAGGCGCTCTCCCAACTGAGCTAATCCCCCTTACAATTTATGATTATCAAGCAAATGTGCTATCAAACCA